CCCCCACATCTCGTATAGCCTGAGTTATGAATGCATCATCATTAAAATCAGTTGTACCTATCATATCTTCTATTTGTATTTGAAAAGAAGCCATCAGTCTGTTATTACCCTTTCAGTTATCGCTATATTTTCCATAGCGGGATGATATGAATCTTCATATAGTTTTGCAGGGTGTTCAAGATTTCCTGTCGCTAACCATGTACTTGCGTCTATGGTCAATTTATTTGTTGATGTGTTATTTGCAGTAAAGGTCAATTTTTGCAAATTTCCATTACTATCTTTAAAAACAACCTTACCAGAAGAAGGGAGTAGTGATGAATCAGCTAAAACAACGCTTGTGGTTCCGTTACTTGAACTACTAGCAGTTACTACCTGACCACCATTGGATTGAGCTATTTCAATATATAAAGGCATTAATAATCCTGGGGAATGATATTGTATGCAGTCCCATCACGACCTTTGTTCGCATACTTTTTCCCTTCTCTTACATCATCGTTGAATAAACTTCTGAAATACCCAGCTTGTCTAATCAACTCTGGTTTTAACTCATACCCCTTTGCTATAGCATAATTCGCCAGTGCATCATGAAACTCAGCCGGAATATTCGGAGATTCGGTCATATCGGTCCCGCTACCAGATGCTACAAAATCATCATCTAGTTTTACTGCGTGGACATTAACTTGCTTTGCTTCAGAAACAGAAACGTGATTGGTTGTGGTATCCGTAGCTGAGTTTTTTACAATGGCTATAGCATCCCGTTCTATCCACCAAGCGTGTTTTAATGCATTTGTTCTAGCGTCATCAGCCATTATATATCCGTATCAATCTTTTCGGGAGGAGTGCCTAGTCTAGGTATCTCGTAATTATCGTAATCCACCCGTGTTACCTCTAATATGTCGCTATCCAATGGATAATACCGTTTATCAGCAACCGTATTAAAAGTATACATTGTTTTTAAAATTCTAGTCTTTCGACAGAACTCATCTAAAGCACGATTCAAGTATATACGTATCTGAGCCTCCCCTAGTTCAGGGTGATGTTGTTTTACCAGTTCTATCAGTTGTGTTTGTGTCATAATTCCTTACAACTCTGGGGGAGCCGAAACTCCCCCATCGTTATTTGTTTTAGCCTGAGTGTCCAGCTCCTGCGTCAGCAGATGCAAACATAGTTACGTAATAATTAGTGCCATCACAGAAAATATCTGCTCTGTCACCTACCACAGCACTACTACCTACAAAGGTAATTTTGTCTACTGCGTCTATTGGTATATTTGAATCTCCAACTTCTACACCATACATCACATCGGGAGTTCCGGAAATAATATCAAAATTACTAGATCCAGCTGTTCCAACTATGAAAGTGCCTTCCCATCCTTTTGCGTCACTCGCTGCTGGTAAAGTAATATCATAAGCTCCCGCTTGAGAACAAATAAAAACTTTACCGCTATCTGCAACACTAAGTGTTTGAGAAGAGGCAAGTGCTTTAATACCGCCACTTGAACCACCTAAATAAGGTCTAGCCATAATTAACCTCCCTTAAGATATTTGGAATAGTTTATGACTCTCAATTAGCGTGACACCGATACCTTCATCAGAGAAGTATTGATCCTTGACACCATCGTAAGCATCATCTGTTAAGATGTTTGCTTGGAACTTTGGCGCTCTGTACTGAGCATGGAACAGATTCTCATCAGATACAACAAGCATAGTTTTGTTATACGCTTGACGTAATACTGGTGTTGGAATTAACTGCAATGCACCATGAGGTGTTTCTAGCATCCTGTAGTTGAATCCCAATGAATCACGTTTCATATCATCCAAGCTAACTGTCCAACCAGAGTTACCTGCAAGACCAGATGCTCCAGACATTTTAGACCAGTAACTCATTGCACCCATTCCACAGAAAGCACGTTTCACACCAGCTTCAGGAACGTATTGGAATACCTTTTCCATATCGTCCACGAAATCGCCATACGAATAACTAGCTTCTGTTATGGTGAAACGATTCTGGTCATCACCAGATGCGGCACCGTGCTTCTCAATTGCAGGGATAATACCCATTGTTGAGCGAACTTGATTGCTATTTGCATCAGATAATGAATTATCATCAAAGCCACCACTTGTATTAATCGGTGAACGTCCAAATAAGAAAGCTCTTTCTTTTTGAATCTTATGCTCTTGTGATTTCTGGTCACGAAGTCTAGACAATTCAGATGATTCACCACGTAAGGCAGCTTGAAGAAGCGTACCTGTAATTTGTAATGGTGTCTTGAATATCTGACATTGGTTATAGACTACTGCAAGTTCATCACTCCATGCAGTTGCAGCCACTGTACCTTCACCATGTGCATTACCTACAACTACTAGATAATCACCACTTGCAGGAGTAATTGAAGCATCACCCATGTTTTTCACACTGATGTTTGCACTAGAACCACTTCCAGCTACTGCGGTAATAAGAACTACACCTTTTTTAGTTGAGCCAGGAGTTAGTCCAGTCCACACCTCGCACTGAAGTCCTATCCAACTGTTGTATGCGTAATCGCCACCTTCACCTTCCATTCCTACAGGGGAACCAGAAGTAACTGCCCATGTGTCAGCCGCATTATCAGCCTCACAAGCAGCGCTAGATGAAGTTTGAAAATATTGTTTAGCCCATGGGTTACGATGTTCAAACATTTTAAACTGTGGGTCAGCCATTCCAGACATAGTGTTTTGATTGGCGATAACAGTTGTAAAAGGCGAAACATCAGTCCATAGCTCTTTAACTACGTTAGGACGAATGTAAAAATCTCGTCTATCTGTATATAGAACCCCACTTGACGCTAGGTTCTTTGCATTACTTGCCATTTTTTATCCTTATTAATTAAACCGATTTTTTCTTTTGCATCAAACCGAGATTGAATAAGTCTTCATCTGAATATTGAGGTTGGTTCTCACCACCACCGACACTTGCCGGAGGAGGGATATTTACCCTATTCTGACGATTCTTCATCATCTCAGCTTTCTGCCTTGTTTCCACCTCGGCACTACTTGGAGCATTTCTTATTCTGTCTAAGGCAACTAGATTCTCAAGTGAGATACTGTCAGGAGATGAATAATACTTGATGAACTCTGTGGCTCTTTCAGGAGTATATCCATAACTCTCTTGTAGGTTTCTCGCCATCGCTTCTTGTTGTTGTAGAGCCATTGCTTCCTGTTGTTGTCTTTGTTGAGCTTCGTACTGTCTATTCTGTTGCTCTTCACGATAGGATTCCATGTTCTCTTGGTACGAAACCAAGTCTTCACGGTAATTATCTAGAGCATCACGATATTTGAAACTCGAAGACTCAGGATCCATGTAGGCTTCTGATGGGTCATAGTTACTTGGCTTACTAGGACGTTCCGGTTTCTTTGGTAAGCCCCTTGATTCGGTGTTGCCGGCAACCTCGGGGGTGTTACCAGAGAGTGATTGTGCAACATTGTCAAGAATCCAAGGATTGGCTTCAATGTGCTTTGCGATAGGCGCCACACTTTCAAATTCCTTTAGTTTCTCTTCCATTCTGTTATACTCACTCGCCTGTTGGTCATACTTACTTTGCCAATATTCGTAGCGTTCTTCCTGAGGGGTTTCCTGAGGTTGTTCTGCTACTTGTGGCTCTTCAGCCACGTTGTCTGCCATAAACATTCCACTATCTGGGTCAAAAGTGGGGTCAAATGGCTCTAATACGTCAGTTTGTTCAACTGGTACATCGTTTGTAGTTTCCTCAGCAACGATGTCTTGTACTTGTTCTTCCATGCTATTTCCTTATCCGATTTGTCTATCCGACAGCAACCGGTGTTTCTGGTTCAGCTTCCGTTTCCCGTTCCATGCCAAGTTGGTCACCTAAACGAGCCTCAAAGAGTTCCACTGCTTTAGCGGTCTTATCACTCGCCCTACCCAACTGACGTTTAAATTTCTCGATCTCGACCCTCTTCTTATCGTGAACACTTTCACGTTCCGAAGTTTGAAGGTCGCCTCTAATTCTTTTTAATTCTTCTTCCAGAGCATTAATGGTCTGTTGTTGTTGAGATATAATAGAGACTCTTTCCAATACTCCTTCTGTATCTGCAACCTCTGTCTGTTCTAAGACCTCAACTTGGTCTATAATACCCGCTTGATAGAGTTGCATATAATAATCAAATCTTGCCCAACGATTAGATGGTAGAGTAGAGCCACTAACGACAATAAGGTCATATTTACCAATCGTAACATCATTGACCCTCCCGACTATCTCACCAGTAAAATCATCATAAACTGGTTTGTTCAATGTTGCTTGTGTGGTTCTGCCGTCTGGCTTCATTAATCGAACAACTTTTTCATCGGTGTATGTCTGTTGAATCAATTGAATAACTACTTTTGCCACCTGATTCAACATTTCATCGATATCGTCTAGTTTCGATTTAATACGACGTTGGGCATACTCATCAATAGCCACTGTTCCTTTATAGGTCTGAGGGGCTGCACTTGGATCCCCTTGAGACAGTGGATGAATTCCTAGTATCTGATAGATACTTACCTTTGCATCTTCTTTGTTCTTATATAATTCATTTGGAAGTGGTATCGGTCCCGCTACAATGGGTTGTCCTAATTCAGGGTCGTATTCAATAACGCCAGTTCCGGCTCTTGACCATTCTTCTTCTAATTGCTTTCTGTCCATTGACCCTCTTGGTATCAATAGTTTTGTATTGGTTGAACTTGAAGCGTGAGCAATGATTAAAGAGGTTAGCTTATTAATGTATTCCTGTATTGGCTTTACAAATCGAACATCGCTCATAGGATATGGATTACGATTGTGCCTATTCATTAATGGAACAATGGGATACTCATCAATATCCATAACTAGATTATCTAAAAGTAAACCACCAATAGATAATATTCGTTGAATTCTATCAACCATAACACGATTAAGAACAATGACTCCCTCCTCTATCATTTCTGCATTGGTGACTATGGTCAGTCTTGTAGTTGTTCCCGGTATGGCACCTTCATGTTCTTCTCCAGGCATCATTGTTGGTTGCCCCGTTTGAGGGTCTTGCATCATATGGTAGACACCACCGGTGTTTTGATACACTTGCAATAATTCTAGCACCGCATTATTTTCTGTGACGTGCTGTACTCCTTGAGCAGTTTCCATTATAACTGCCGGTTCTTCGAGAAATTCATTAAACCCTTCTTCGTTCATAATGTTTTCTTCGCCGGTAATGGAATCAAGGATATGAAAATAAGGAAGTTTTACCTTCTCATATCTATCAATAACCTCATAATGCTTGTAATACCCGTCATCATCTTCCGTGGGCCCAACTTGTTGGTCTTCCGAGCCATCCCTAGATGTAGATGGATATCTGTTATTGCTACTAGAAGTCATCATTTCATCAATTCTATCAGCAACGAATGGATAAACAGTTTTTATCTGTTCATCCGTAATTCTTTTTGCTACTATCATACAGGCAGAGTCTCTAGCAAATGGGTCTTTTGAGTTGGGGTCTAGATATAAATCTAGGGGGTCAATACTTTTTATTTTAACATCACCTCTACCGAAGTCAGACAATCCATCCACATAGGTTTGCATGACCCCCATTCCTTTTACATAATAATCATCCACAACTTGCTTTAATTCTACATTACCATTGGATAAATCCCAGATATATGCCATTATATCTGAAAACAACCTTCCAACTTTACCATCGGAGTCATCTCTACCCGTGGATTGAAATTTTGGTTTATTGGCAGTAAGAAGTGCTTTTGCCTGTTCTACTGCGGGATATATAATATTATCAACAATGGGAACTTGAGAGCGTTGAGCCAATACATCTTTATGAACCTTCTTCCATTGCTGATTATTGCGAAACTCATCGTCTTCCATAGCCTGAGTTGCCCACGTAGCTCTGCCTTCGTGATAGTTGTCAAGAAGTCGTTCAGACTTCGTTACTTCGGGATGTTTATTATGTGCCAATAATGTCCTATGGAAAAAACTGGCGTGATTTTATAAAGAGAGAATTCTATCTCTCAACGTACTATCTTAAACTAATTGCCAATCGTTAAAGATGTTGAATCTTTTACTACTTAACAATGGAACATCTTCTACTTCATGATAAGGGGTAAATGAGCCTTTATTGGCATAATACATACCATCAAGAATATCATCGTGTCTTCCTCTTGGAAACAGTAGTAACTCATCAATAAGGTTCTGGTCATCTTTTTTCATAAATATTTTACGTTTTGCAAACATAGGTTGTAATGATTCTAATCGATTGCTCTTTGAATTTCGTGGATTTTCTTTAATATTGAGACCGGGAATGAACAATCCCTCTTCCTGTGAGCGTTTTATCACATATTCTCGTAGCATCTCTTGATATCCTACAGATTCTATCCTAGTCTTTTCAGGTCTATACTTTCGATAGTTATTTACAATAGCTTCTGCTAACTCTAATGGCGTAGCGTGTTTTCTATAATATGGAAGAACGTAACGATTATCTTCATCGTCTACCGCCAAATTAAATATAACCGAATAATCAGCACTTCTTTTTACACTTGATGCGGGGTCAACTCCAGTAAATACATTAATGGGAACCAGTTTATCGCATTTAGAATTGTCCAAAGATGTTATTTTTAAATAATTTTTTCCTTTTTTACGAATGAAATCACCTTCGTAGTAGGAAAAGTCTTCCGCTTTAAACAACTGATCTTCATCTCCCACAATTTCACAAGCATATTCACGATAGAACACAGATAACCTATTAATAGAATCCAATTCCTTCTTCTTCTCTAATAGCTTTTCTATACTCCACCAATCTTCCCATAGGGCGATATTGTTCTCAAAGTCTGGTTTAAAGGTCATATTTTCCCATCCATGCATTTCCTGTAAGGTTTCTACCATGCATCGTTGATGTTGAGGGGTTCCAATGATGACTATTCTACCTTTTCGTGGGTCTACAGAAGGAACGGCACTCTGAAGAAGCCATCTAAGGTTTGTTTCCATCGCTTCAGCCGTTTTGGTATTGTTTTCATCCTCTGGGTCATCCACAATAATAAGCGTAGGACGTTGGTTCCCTACTTTTATACCCCGTAACTGCTGGCCCGTACCCTTACAAATGACCATTGACCCATCTTTTAGCTCAATTTCGCTCTTAGACCAACTTTTTGCACTATGAGACCCCCAATATCCAAACAAAGAACGAAATGTATCGCTAAAATCCATCGTATCTTTGAGTAATCCGAGTAATTTGACTGCATGGTCTTGTGTTCGAGACACTAAAACCACCAATTTCTGACCTTCTGCGAACATTAGATGGTGCAATGGGAAAATTCCACCCACAATAGACGATTTAGCGTGACCTCTAGGGGCAACAATGTTGATTTGTTTACTACTTGGGTCTAATAATCGTTCTGCAATCTTATAATGAAAGTCTGGAGAGTCTGCTGAGAACATATTTGGCATACAGACCTTACCAAACATCATCATATCGTTTTTAAGTTTTTGTAATATCTTGGTTTGTTGTTCTATTTTAGCCATTTTTAATAGATATAGATGTCTTTAAAGCTATAAATCCTAATATTGTTGCACTTAGTTGGACAAAAATGTCCAATTTTAATAATCTGACCCAAAATAGTAATGTGTTTCTCCATCCGTAACCTTGATTTCCATGTCTCTACCCACAGTTTCCATTACCTTCATAAATGAAAGAAGCTTATCATTATCTTCGCATTCAATTACAACTAATTTTTTATGAAACGCTGGTTTATTCCTCTTCTTCTGCTTTGTACGGCTCATCATGAACCTCCTTCTTCTGCGACATTTTTAAACTTTTCTTTTCTTCCGTAGCTATTTTATCCAATATGGTATTGGTCATATCTATTTGAACCGTATCGGTTTGCATAGACTTCTTTGGCAGCATATCTAGTATCTTGATGAATTGTTCAGCACCCCTAAGAATATTGGAAGCATCTTTATTTTCCCTCGCTACCCCAATTCCATCTAATAAAATGTCTAATACATCTCCTTGGGATATATTTCTCTGTTTCAGGGCTTTCTGTATTTCTTTGTCTAACATTTTCTGTATACTTTCCTTTTTAAATAATCTTTTTGCCGTAAGGTCGGGTCGTTCCTGGTCTTTGCGATAGACCTTCCCTATGAGTTCCCAATTGATATTGTCTCCATTGAGCATCATCTCAGCATATAGCTTTACTGCATTCTTGGTTCTAGTCTTATTCGCCTCTTGCTGATCCCACGTCAGAACACCAACTTGAGTATATTGACCCGTATCCCTATGAGGTATGTATTTAAGTCTACCACCCTCACTCAGCCATTGCCTCCCGTAAGGAAAGGTTACCTGTTCGTTGTTCTTATATTTCTTACGATAGATACATTCAGATACGTACCCATCATCACTAAGACCAAAATCACCTACCTGACACTCCCTCCAAGACTTGTATTCTATCTGTTTATTATTTGCTTCTTCTTTGGTGTATACAGGATAGGTGACATCTTGATAATCGTTCTTTTTAAATCTTCGTGAAATAAAATCCATCTATACAGTAACTGTTATAATAGTATACTTAAATAATATATCTGTTGTGTTACGTAACAGTTCCATATATATTACTGTTATATATATATAACAGTAGTATTACTACAGTATTATATATACTGTTATATAATCCATGCGTATCAATCATATTCAATATGAAGCATTCCTTTTATATTGCATATCCAATCTGTTATCCGCATCGTTCTACGCATAATCTTCTCTTCTGCACTAAATACACCCAGTATTTCCATCATTTCGTCTTGATCCATATCGCTGACTAACTCAAATAAACCAGTTTCGGGGTTAAATCTCTCTACATCGGGTGTTTGTTTATTTTTCACAATAGGAAAGTAACAGAACAGACATTCATCTCACTACGTACCATTTTCAAAAATTTGGTTTAGAATGGGTGTGGGAGATATATAGGATACCCACCCCCCTCGCTTAGATGGTCAACCCATCCATATTTAGTTGAATAAACCGGTATGGCTTGTCCTCTTGCTCGGCCCTTGCTGAGTTAGGCAATAATAGACAGCCCAATAATAAATGTCTATCCAATTAAAGGAGTTATATATGTTAAAGTTCTTATTCCAATTCTATGATGAGACCCCAGTGATCCGTAAGGATGGCTCACAATCCCAGAAAGGCTTCACTACCATACCACAGTCTGATAAGTGGGAGAATCTCTCAATTGAAGAGAAAGTCTCGTTAATTAAGAAGACAGACCGTATAGCGTGTGCTGAGGTACCAGAGATGGATCAATCCACAATGAAAGATAAGATGGATGCATTTGCAAGCCTTTATGGATTCAAGGGTCACGCCCAAATTGGTAAGAATGGGTATATGTTCTGCAATCGTAGACCAGACTCTAAGGTATCATTTGATGCGGTCTTAGAGGATTCTGATACGGATGAGATTCTAGCCCAGTTAGGATTTGGTTCTAGATAGAGTCTGATCAGTTGTACAGAGGGGGCATCACGCTCCCTCTTTTAAATCCCTGCAATAAAAAACGTGCATTTAGGAGAAAAGCTATGTATTTATTTGCTGAAAATGAAAACTGGTGGCATTTCGTCACTGGTTTCAATGTTATCGTAGAAGTACCTAAGAGTAAGTATAAAACTCTTTACGAGGCTCAATCCAGAGCTAGAGAAAAGGTATTTGGGAAGTGAGTTATTTATTCGCTTTCCTCGTTTGGTCGTTGCTCGGTTACTTAGTTGTGACCGAGTTAACTGACTTTTTTAAAAATTAACTTATATTTGGGACTCCGCATCCCTTAGGCTCAAGGTATTAAAGCCAACAGAAATAAAACCGTCTGTGTGCATCCACTCGTGGAACATAAAGCCGGAAATATCTTGAGCCATCTTTATGGTAAATGAGTGTCATATGAAGAGGTAGGTAGTATATCAATGTGCTACTTTGTGCTTAAATGATACTCGTTTGCCTTTTAACAAATCCTTCCATTTTGGACAGTTTATCTCCAACCTACACACTACTACCTAATATATAAAAACTGTCCACCTTGGGGGGATTTACCCTCAAATCTGGGGTCATAGTGACCTTTCAAACATCACCTTAAATAAAAGGATAATTAAAATGCTGATAAGCGACTGTTGTCAAGCAAAAGTAAAGTATCATTACATATGTTCTAGTTGTTTAGAGCATTGCGAACCATATGAGGAAGAAGACTAATGGAACAAATATTAAACATACTAAATCAGTTTGATGGTTATGGTCTAGTCATTACTGATGTTGATCTACTCAAAAAAAGATTCAAGGCTATGCAAGAGTTAAAGCAACTTGAAGATAAAATAGATATTTACATTCAAAATACAATAAAAGGAGACGTATGAACGTACCAATTGCTAACATTCACTTTAAAAGTAATGTTCGTAGTAAAATAGATAAAAAAGAAAGGTCATTTCAAGAGTTGACCAATGACATTAAACAAAATGGTCTTATTCAACCGCTTGTAGTCTACAATAAAGATGATAAATACTATCTGATTGCTGGACATAGACGATTAGAGGCTTTAAAGGAATTGGGAACAAAATTAGTACCCATTCATGAGTTGTCTGAGCCAAATGGCGATTTCACAAGACTGCAGCTCTCTGAAAATACAATGCGTAAAGACCTTACTCTGTATGAAGAGATAATGGCTTTTAAGAATATGGTTGATACTAATATGACCATAACTGAAGTTGCATCCAAGTTTGGACATTCATCTGATTATGTCAAGACAAGGGTTGGTCTAGGTAATCTCATACCTCAGTTGCTAAAAGCAGATACTTTTGAAAACATAGATAAACGATTCTTATCTGAGTTGAAAGGATTTGCCAAGCATCATAAAAGCATTCAAAAAGAGGCGTTGGAATGGGTTGCAAAAAGAAATAAGCAATCTGTTAAGGAATATTATGAAAATGAATTTCTTACCGAGTCTTATGAAGTATTTCAATATCCAGGTCTTACTGACAATAAGTTTCCTAGAGAAACAATGGTTGAATTCTGCAATACTGGAATTAAAGAAGATGAATATGGTACAGAACCAGAAGAACGGTTCAAAAATCTTCAAAAAGCATATGGCTACAAAGTAAGGAAAGCACCTACTCTATTTGCTGAAGAAGAATACAATGATTATTGTTCTGATGTAGAATTTGTCAAATTCATATGGACAGAAATTTATCCCGAAGCTGCCTATGAAGCATTTCATAAAATAAAAATAGATAAGGAATTAAGAACTTGGGACGATAATTGTCAAAGAGGTATTGTTCCTTTATTCTTAAGATATATCTTTCTTAGGGAATGTGCTGGTCAAGCTTTGCAAAAACCAAAAATAATGGCTTGGAACGGCGATTGGGATGAACCTATCATCAAAGGAGCAGGTAAAAAGAAAACGTCTACCAATGACACACCAAAAGAAAAGGTAGATAAAGGTCAGTATCATTTACAGACTAAGAAATTCGGTCGTGCTATTGCTACTGATTATCTTACCTACTTAAAAGACCAGATATTCGTGTCTCAAAAGAAAGGTTGCGCTCCTTTAGTCAATGTGGGAGTAAATGGTAGCCATATTGAAGATTGGATGGTCAAACAAGGTACTACTTTAGGGTGTATCAGCGTTCAAGACCATATAGTTGGCTACAACCTAGATCGGATACGTGATGACTTACCTAAAGCCTACAATACTGGTCATTTAAAAGATAAGATATACGAATGCCTTATCTTAGAATCAATGAATCTAGCATCATTTAAAGAACTGAATAAACTTGCCAAGAAGTTAGGTCTGATGAATCTAAAAGAATGGTTTAAAGTTACATGGACAAGTTCTAATAATGAGGAGTTTAGGTTCAATGTGCTTAGTTGTTTCTCTACTGCAAATCTTACAAAGATAAGTAGTGGTAAAAAGAAAGACATCATAGAGTACGCCATACAAAATAACACACCATTTCCATTTTTAAGTATTTTCAGTAGTAAGGAAGCTGAATGGAATGACTTGTCTTTAAAGTTCGTTTACTTAGACAAGAGTATATTGTACAATGACTAAAGTTCTTTAATTAGAACTATATTCCAAAGAGGGGTGTTTTATGTGTTATCACCCCTCTAAAATTTCAAAGATTAGTTTTCTTTCTCAATTTTGCTTACTTCACCTTTATGCAAAATCACATTTTTTGTTTCAATAATTGGAGATGTAGACCAATTTACTTTACAAAGACATCTTGTCATGCAAAAATTGTAATTATATGCATATAGTACATGAAATTCTAAATAAAATGCACCAAGCGTAAATTGATATAATTTGGCTTGTTTAGGTATCCCGGATGTTGCTGATTTTAACTTATCTAAACTTTCGGAATCTATTAAAGAATCAATTGGGTGTTCATCATTCTTAAACCATTGTCCAAGATTATATAATTTTGATATTTCTTCAATATCAGCATTTAAAGCATTTGCAAATACATCCATATCATTGATACTCATAATACATCTTTCAATAGATTTTAAAGAAAAAACATTTCTCATTTGCACAACTGTCTCAAAATCGGGCTGACATTGTTCGTATTCATTATCTATTCTTATTATTTCTTTTTCAGCTTCTGATTTTTCAAGCTCTTTTTTTAATATATCTATTTCTTTTTCCTGATAATGTATCAATTTATTTTTTTGTAATAACTCTTCTTTTGCTTCTAAATGAATAGCATTATTCATCTCAACTTCTCCTTTTAGTCGGACATTAACGTCTATTAGTTCAATTTCATCTTCATAAATAGAAAGGATTTTCTCTCTATTCCTTTTTCTTATTTCTCCGCCTTCTAGCCAGTTATACAAAGTAGATCTACTTAATCCACTTTTCTTTGATATCTCGGTTAAAGGAATCCTAGTGGTTTTTAACCATTCCAGGATATTGTCGTTTTCTTGTTTTGTCATTTTCTTTACCCCTAAAGACGACAGAATATACATATTTACTAAAATAATTACAACAAACTAAACAATTTAAAAACTAATACTGGACAATAATGTACAGTATGATTACTTTCAAAGGAGGCTATATGTTAATAAAGGATGCGTTAAACACAAAAACCAAATCCGAGTTGCTCCATTTCAAAAGCAACTTAAAAACCCCCAATACTAAGTCTTATAATGAAAAAGTTAAGGCTCATGCGTGGAAAAAGTATTCAACTTCCACAGATACAGTTAGAAAGGACTTTATAAGCAATTTTTACGCTACTGAAGTCTTTCATATACGAATGATGACCAAGAAACAGTTATTGGAATATCATCGTGAGATAAATAAAGAACTAGGAGTCAAGGCTGCTAGAAAGGTCAAGAAACCTTATTTATATAAGAAGTTTGACCAACGAGTTAAAGATAAAATAGAACTAAGCAGTTACGCATTCAATAGGATGCTAACGCTTTAATTGAGATAGGCTCTTGATAAACACATCACGCTTCCTTACCCCTTCCTCTTACGAGTTCAAGGGCCTTCTCTCTAACGATGTTAGACTACGAATCTTTAAACTGTCCCTATTGCGGTTCACCTACAATGGTTGAAGAAAGACCACAAGTAAATGGAAAAGATGGAAGTATGTTATTTCCATATGAAGTGGTTCTTACCTGCACTAGCGAACATAGACAATTAGATATAGCAGACTATAATGATAAGATAACACAAAAGGAAGTAAATGGTTATAGAAGACCTAAGAAAATCTTGGATAATAATGTTTGAACACATAGATGATATAGTAGAGAAAATTGTCAAAAAATATCCAGAATTCGAACAAAACCTAGATAGAACATTAATTCATAATGCCGTTCAAGATACAAAAAAACTTGATAGGTTAATTCAAGAAGCAAAGCGTCAATCAGAAAAAAATCAAAGGAACTTATTTGATGACAACAACTGAATTTGACGTAATGATAGATAATGCATCTGAAACTGCATTTCCATTCTTAGATACATTAGATAGTACCAATGAATATTCTCAACTTGAACTAAAAGATGCATTACGTGATGAGTTTGGATACTCTGATATGGTTGCATCTAGAATATTTGATGCATGGGATATAGATAGTAAACGTAGACATAATATAAAATTAGCTGAAGGTCTAAAAGACCCTCACCCTTTACATAAGTCAAGAATGAAAGTTCTTGAAACCGTAATGAAGGACGTACTATGATAAGTGTAGACCCCTACTTACCAGTTAGGACAGTTCCTGTCTTGACTGCTGAAGATATAGATACTGGTTTAGCTAGACCAGAATTACAAAAAGATGGCTTGTGGACACCTATAAAAAGTGTTGCATTTTCTAAAGAATATAATTTGTTACCTAATGAAAAAGTCAGAGAAATAGGTGACAGATTTGCTGATAGACAAGGATACGAAATCGTCAAAGAGCATTTTGATGGTAAGAAATTCACTCTTGTTTATATGTCAGATAAAATAAAGGCAGAATCCACTGCCGGTACGCAAAGAGCTGGTATTATGTTCAATAATAGCTACGATAAAAGCGTTTCATTTAGAATGCAGTTTATGGCAATTGTTGAAATATGCACTAATGGTCAAACTACCAATAGGTTCTTTCCATTCTACAAATTCAAGCATACTCAAGCATTAGAAAAGAATATTAAAGAACTAGATGGGCAAATAGACTCATTTACAAGTACCGATAGTAATAACGTGGATAGATTCAAGGAATTTGTTCATGCTATAGACCCCATATATAATATGGAAGTAACGAAAGACAATCTTCGTGGTCTTAGAAAAATCCTACCTCCAAATAGATTAACCCCAAATAATTTTGGAAAAATAATGGATACCTACCTTCAAAGAAGTGATGACTCAATGTGGTCATTATATAATGCGGGTACAGAACACTATTGGCACAAAAAGAATGACATGAACATGAATCGTCAATGGGTAGACGCATTCTTGGAAATAGCTAAAGCGTAATTTATCTGGGGGGGTTGAGTTAATAATGGTATGTGGCTTTTCTCCGACTTAACTCCCCTTCTCCATAATAAGGATTAAATATGAATGAAACAGAAACAATGAACGCATATGGCGTTCTAAGACTCGAAGAATACGAGCAATTTGTAGAGAAAAAAGGAAAGTTTGACTATCTATCTTGGGCAGTAGCCTGGGATAAGGTTAAAACTACATTTCCCTACGCTAGATATAGAGCAAGAGAATACGGTGTAATCATTGGAGGTAATACATTGACCTTACCTTATATGGTGTTACCTAATCAAACAGCTATGGTAAAAGTAGATGTATGGCTTACAGATGCTGAAGGCGATGAACACGAAGGTACGATGGAATTGGCAGTTCGTGATAATCGTAATAATGCAGTTACTGACCCAGATGCTGCACAAGTAGAAAATGCTATTCGCAGATGCTTGGCTAAAGCAGTTTCTTCAATAACTGGATTTGGCATAGAACTATGGTTTGGTGAGGATATTAAAGGCTTGGATTATAGAAAGCCAACTCATCTTAATGGTGCAGAGATCGTAGCGGGTAATGCTACACAAGACCAGACTATAAAATTAGATAGATTGATGAGGGATAACAATTGTCCTGAACCAAACAAGTCTGATATCGCTGAAGTGAAAGCCAATGGATTCAATGTCACTGAAACCGTTGCTGAATTAATGATAAAAGATGCCGAAGAAGGTATAAAACAAAATAGGCAACCAACAAGAACCCGTAAGAACAAGGTGGTTCAATTGATATCAAATGTAAAAGAATACGATGATACCAAGAGAGCTGAACTTGTATCTTGGGTTGAAGGAGTAGGCACTAACAAGGAGTTGGATGCCTTTGAAACGAAACTAAATAAAAAACTGGAGAAGTAGATGGGATTTGAAGTACGTAAAAGTGGTAATGGAACATCCAATGGCGGACAAGATTGGCCTAAAGGTGTTTACATAGATAGAATAGAAATATTAGAGATTGAAAATGTTGTAAGTAAATATGACCAAGACATATCTCTTAAGATAAGAGGTTCAAAGCCAGATAGTCCCAATGCTCAATATGATACTACTTGGTATATGAATGGTAATCACGCTAAAGACCAAGGTAAATCTGTTGATTGGGGTTCAAGTAAATCTGAGCCACCAGTCAAAGGCGGTTCTTGGAAGATTCAACATTTCTTAGACAAGCTTGGAATTGAAAGCAAGTCTCCAATGACAGATGATTTTTCAGGATTAAATGAAGAATGCATCCGTGATTGTATTGGTAGAAGTGTCTATATCCTTCAATATGAGACCAATAAAATGAATCAGAATGGTAATCCTAGAAGAGAAACTTGGTTTTGGTTTGCTAGTGAATCAGAAGGTAAAACAGCCTTGCTTCAAAAGTGGCGTTCTTATAACGATAAGCCAAAAAACTACAAAATGGAAAGCAGTCAAAAGCTATCTAATATGTGGGCTAATAAGCCAGACCCTGAATCATCAAGCGTACCTGAAGTATAATGCCGGCTCCATTTAAAAGAGCAGTACGCTCTAGGTCACTAAAACAAAATAAACTCAATAGCGAACATCTCATTATTGAGTGGCTTTCACAGATACCACATCAAAGTGTCATAGGTTCTCATCATATTCAAATTGATGTTGCTCAATGGATAAGACAAACGTATGGCACAATGTTTAATCCAGATACTTTAATGAGGAAATTCAGAGGAATCAAAAACGATAAAACGTGGATGCTTTCCGATGCAAATATAACCTTAAAAGAAGTTAATCGTGGAGGCAAGGAGAAAACTTGGGAAGTTCTGAACGCTTCGTAGAAATAGCTTCTGGTCACATAACCAATAGAGGTCAGGCGGATTTGGTAACGAATCTGCCTAATCTCATTGGTGAGGCTAAAGATCTACATGAATTGTATCATAGTTGGTACACATTCGATAAAGATATAAAGTATCATCTAGAAGGGACAAAATCCATTGTCTCATTCAAAGGCGTATACTATTTGGATAAGATCGTATTGGATATGGACAAGAAAAACCTATCTGACGATGACTTCATTCAATTGGTTCGGTTCTTTGTAGACGTAGACCTAATGCAAGACCTTGGTGTAAAGAAGGAGCATATTCAAATATGGTTTAGTGGTACAGGATTTCACATCGTACTACCAAATATATTCGGATTCACACCTTCCATTAGTCTACCCTTTACAGTAAAAAGTACGTTGCAAGATGTTTTTCCAGATTGTGACCCTATATACGACGGTGCAAGACTCATACGAGCGCCATTCAGCTACAATAAGAAGAGTGGTCTTTTTAAGATACCTCTTAGAATAGATGAATTGCACGTATTGTCATTTGAACAGATAAAGAAAAAAGCTGAATCCATACCAACGGAAAGGAATTTTTCAAAATACGAGTTCAAGGATGTGTCACCATATCTTAATCAATACCTAAAACTTCATACCGTTGCTCCAGTACAAGTACAAAATACAAAAAGGTCAGCATTTGATATTGACCCTACGACTGTAGTGACCTGTATGCAGACAGTATTGTCTAAGCCCCCTATTCCTGGGGAAAGAAATGAATCCATGATGAGATTAGCTGCTTGGATGAGAAGAAATGGAATACCAAAGCAAGTCGTATCTGAAACCTTGGCTCAATGGTCAGGTAATCAGAAAGAGGCATTATCAACAACAGAAAGTGAATTTGAAAAAGGATACAATTACTGGTGTAATGATTCTATTATGTCCAAATATTGTGACCCTAAATGCATTCACTTCAAACGTAAGGATTATTCAATGGCATTAGAAAGTGCTGAAGACCTTGCAAAAAAGTTCGTTGAATATGTTAAAAGTGGTATATCGGAAAAAGCATTCAACTTTAGAGACATTTATAATATGAATTATGATTTTACAGTAACTCCCGGTGAGTTAATGATCATACTTGGAGACACGGGAATGGGTAAATCCACCTTTGTATCCAATCTATGCACATTATTAAGGAATCATAAGATAATGTATCTGTCCTTGGAGAATAACTGGCATCTTACTTACGGAAGAATGGTTCAAATGGTAAATGGATATTCATCTAATAATGTTCTTAAGTATCACGAACTAGATGAAGGTTCTGCAACCTTTGATGAAGACCTAAAGTCACTATATAAAAGTTTTGACAATATATACTTTGGTCATCAATCACCCAATGTAGATAAACTGCAAGAAGCAGTCGCATTTCAAAATCCTCATATCGTAGTTGTTGATACCACGGATGAAATGCACGTAAAGAATGTAAATAACGATTTTGAAAGAATGAATCTCATTATTAGGAAACTAAAAGAGATAGCCACTAATCAAGATTGTATTGTCATTGCAGTGCATCACGTCAATAAGGAATCCGCAAGAAACGGATACATTGATATGCATTCAGCTAAAGGTTCTACAACTGTAGTTCAAAAGGCTGATAAGGTGATCACTATTAATGGCGAAAAATACCAAAAAGATAGAGTAGTCTATTCTGAAAAGAATAGGAATGGTGGAAACCTCAAAATGATGTTCGAGTTTGACTGGAACCATATGACGTTTAAACAAAAAACACCTCCAACAGTAGGAGATTATTCATGAAATACTTATTCAAAATGGAGATTCAAAACACAGGAGATGGTGCAGCGATACGATTGATATTGCTTACCATCTTGAACTTGTTTGTTGGACTTCATTCCGTTAACGGTGAACACTTTAATCTAGGTCTAGGACTTGGACCAATGGAAGTGTCACTCAACTTACATAGGTGGAATAGATGGCTACCGTAAAAGAAAATAAAAAAGATCAACTCAGTGACTCAATTGTATTCTTAGCAGAACAGTTAAAATCGAGTGAAGATGTATTCGATCATAACATAACTGATGCTTTCGATGATATATCAACAAATATCTATAATTCATTTCGTAATGAACACGATGCTAATGTAGTAGATGGACTATATGCGATATCTGAATCAATAGATAAACTGGTAAGGGCAATTGAGCAGTCCAAGTAAGCAAAAAGGTAATCGTTTCGAAAATGAACTTGTAGCCCTCGCTAAGGAGTGGGGGTTACAGGCTCAACGTGCATGGGGTTCCAATGGTAAAGCTATGGGAGAACATGAAGAAGTGGATTGTAAGATAGAAGAATACACAGTCCAGGCTAAGCGTAGAAAGTCGATTGCCAAGTTCCTTAAATGCGAACACACAGATATAGTAGCATTCAGAGAAGATCGTGGGGACACTTATGCCCTCATGCCCTTCAATATGTTCTTAGACTTAATTAAAAAACTTAAAGGTTAAAAGATGAAATGGTATAAAGATACAGAAATTGAAGAAGAATGGTTTTATGATAAAAAAAAAGACAAAATGGTTTTAAAAAAGAGAACTATTAAAAATGATGGAGAAACCAAACTTGTCAAATCTTCATTAAAAAAGGATAAAGGATGAGATTATACTTTATAACTATACATCACAATGATGGTCGAGATGATTCTGATGAATATCATTCGTCAATCGCAAAAGCAAAAAAATCCAGAGCAATGTGGAAAAGAATATTCAAAATAGATGAATCAGCTGGAACGGTATCTAAAATTTTCAAAACAGATATTACTCCAACAAAAAAAGGTATTATTCGTTTCTTGAATTATATAGGAGGAGGTACGCCAATAAAATGAAAGAAGTCAAATTAAATACCGCAACGGATAGAACTAAAAAACTTGTAGAGTTATTGGCTACGTTAGAAAAACTAGAAAGAGACAGTGTTAGTGATGATGGGAAATTACTATTTGATAGTATATGGGAACTGTTAGGTATGCCTACATACGACCAGATAATGAACGATAAAATAATCAGGAAAAAGAATGATGGAAATAAAAACAGAGACAGTAACTAAGGAAATACAGAAAGTTGGTGTATGGTTTGAAATGGCTGAATTACGTGAGATTGTAGAGTCCTTATATGAAACCAACAAAGATAGCAACCTTGCTCATCAAATGAATGACATTCATAGAAAATTCAATGATACATTAAAAAATATTGGGCAAAGTATTACTCAAGAAGACATTGAAAAAAACGCAGACTGTTCTCTAGGTAGCTGCGATTAAAGTTTGAGACTTCTCATTAAAAACATCTTTCAGAATATTAACAACTGTAAGGCACTTTATATTGATGACCCTACTAAATCAGGCGAAGTAGAGAGTGTGCAAAAAAGGTGTGACAAGTGAAACGGTTGGCGCTGAAGTCTCAAAAGCTTAAGAAACCAATGCAGGGGACAGTAGAGATGAGGCTCTTGACCTCCCCTGCAGACGTTTAGGAAAAAAATGGATAATCACTGGTATATCAAATCAACAAAAGATTTAGCTACTAAAAAATCTTCAAGAACAAAATATAAAACCGATTCTAGGAGATTAAAGTTTTGTAAAGAATGTGAAATGGTATGGGAAAAATGCCATGCAGATAATACACATTATAGATATAAAGATTTTCCTTCTTATGGATTAACTAGACAACAATGCGTGTTTTGTAAATGAGTCTATTAGAGGAATTTGAAGTCAACCTAATGATAAAGGAAGAAGAGAAAATGGAAAAGTTCTTAAAAGCAATGGATGATACAAAAGAGTTTATACTTGGTAAGTATCAAAAACCAAAAAAAGTTGTAAAGCCAAAAAAGAAAAGAACCTATAAACGCAGGAGTAAGAAATGACATATTGGTTAAAATCATTAGCAGAAAACGGATTTGATGTATTTATTGTCGTTTATCTTGCAGTCTTGTTCATTGCATATCATTATTTAATGAGATGGTATCAAGATATAAAATTTAAAAAACTAGAAGAAAAACTAGATGTTATAAATCAAACAGTAAATGAGGCATTAGATGAGGTATTACAATAATGGGTAGAGTGTTCGATTCAGTTGTACCTGAAGAACATTACAAATCGGAAGTTTCAAGACTTTCCGCAGATATACATGACCTAGATGAGCAAGTTAAAAAACTTAAAGGTGCTTTAATAAAATTAAAAGTTCATATCACTAACGTACAGTTTTACGAGCCAGATGATTATGACTTAAATGTAATCATAGACAGAATAGAAAAAGCATTGGAGGGAAAGTGATACTCATGGACATAGCAGAATGGATAGTGAATTTCATAGCATTTGGGATGGGATTGACATTGACTACGTTAGGGTTATTTGGAATTATGATGATTGCAACTCTTGTCATAGATGGATATAATAAAATAAAAAATTAGGACGGGTGAAGGAAGTCAGTATGCGAGGATACTATGGCTTCCAAAGAACAGAAAGAACAGATAAGTAATAAAAATAGGATAGATGATTTAAAATATTACTTCGGTGAAGATGCAGATGAATGGATTGACAAAAAAGAAATAAAAAAAGACAAGGTAGTGGATACTTGGAGAAATAAATCAACTTCTGAGTATCCACCTTACCTATGTACTAAATGTGATAGATATTGGTCTTATGGATTAACGCAAATACATAAGAAAGCTCAATTCTATTTACAAAGAAGTATGTATGGAGGATTACCTTGTGATACGAATACTTGTAATAATTGTTTATAAAACAAAGTCTTCAACATTCGTAGCTAACAAAGGAGCATAATGCCTTTCTGTAGTTACAATAGAACTATGTCCTAATAGTTTACTTACCTTAAAAATAGGCATACCTTGTCTTATTAAATTAAATCCAAATGTCCTTCTTAGGTCATGAAACCTACCATCCTTTATTTCCAGTCTCCTTAGATTCTTTTTGAACTTCTTAGATATATAGTCTCCCCTATACTCCCAGATCCCTTCTTTCATAGAAAGTATAGACCTAGCTTGCCTATTTAATCGAATAAGTCGTTTACCTGACTTACCATCCACCTCAAAGTGTAACGGTTTAAAATCGTAAGCTTTTAGACCTACTAACTCTCCTCTCCTTGCTCCTGTATAATATGCAAATTGAACAAAAAGATTAAAGTCTGGGTCTTGCACCTCTTCTTTAATTAATTTCATTTCAGCATCATTAAAAACCCTGTGCCTGGGAATAGAACTTCCAATCTGTTCAAACTTCTTTACATCAGTTGTTATACCATTCTTTAATCCCCAATTAATACAAGTGTTTACTCTACCCTTTACAATAATGGCAGCGTTCTTGTTTTCAGGAATTCCTTTAGTAATAAAATGAGTTAATGCACCGGATGTCATTTTACGGCTTTCCTTTGTCCATTGATGGGGTTGTCTTAAATACTTAATAAGAAGGTTCTTGAATGTAAGAAACCTTTTATTATCCTTTTTTGGACTATACAGTTTATTAAGTGCTTGGTATTCTAATGCGGAATGTAATTTATTAGCAATTCGTTCATCTTTGGTATGTGTACTTAACTGAACCACTTCGCCTTCTATCATTTTCTTGTAATAAATATCACCGTATTGATTCTTATACAGATTCTTTTTTAGCATATTTACTCCAATTTTGTATATATATTGTATATATACAGTTTTTAGTAGTTACTGTGGAGAAGTGCTAAAGTCTATAAAATAAGTAATATGTGAAGTTACAGATGAGCGAGAGACGAGATTCGAACTCGCGACCCTCACGTTGGCAACGTGATGCTCTACCAGCTGAGCTACTCTCGCAACTAACAAACACATACACTGTAATACTCTCTAAACTTTATTAAAACCATCAACTTCCCCATACTACATATTAAATGGAGAATTATGATTTAATCAATTACTTTGTATATGATTTGTATATATTGTCAAAATGGTAAAGGATTATTCCTAATAGTCTGAGTAGCTTCAATTTGTTCTTTGCTTGGTTTTCTATATATCCTTTTAGCAGTACCTTTAAATTCTAATGGTTTTAATAAAGCCTCTGCAAGACTTCTTTGTAAAAAAACAGGCACTGATGAATGTGATCCCATAACAACTACATCCGAAGTAACTTTTGGTAAATAACTTGATAAAGGTTTGTTAAATGCAAAATCCCAATTATCATAATAATCTTCCTTTAATACGCCACCAAGTTCTTTACTTCCTTTCATGGTTCGCTTTTTACCATAAGACCCAAATAATGTATGGCCATCTCTACCTGTTACTCCCTCAAAATAATCATCTGAATTTTTATAATGATAATATTTTTTACCATCTTCTGTATGGCTACCAAATTTATTCCATATTCTATTTATAGGATTATTTTGATTATAATCATCTACTATTTCTTGATACGCACTTCTATCTAAATGTGGATGATTTTCACGTAAATATTTTATTTTTTTCTTTGCACTTTGCGCTGCGTTGTACTGACCCATATTCAAAGTTTGGTTATATTTTTCATTAGGCTTACCTAAACCAAGTTTTTTTCTCCACGCAAACAATCTGTCATCCAAACCCGTTCTTTGCCCCAATCTGTCATAATAAACTGGGCTTTTCCATTGGGGTATGTCATCTATAACCGCCTCTTTTAAAACCTTAGGATTAGTCAATACTCTTTTTAACTCAGGCCATTTATTACTATAAGTTTCTGGATTAATACTGTTTGCTATTAACCTACTAATAGGTGTGCCACCACTTACTGCATATTTAGCAGTTTTAAGTCCAGCTAAAGGTATTGCAAATGGATCAGCAAGATGCCCCATATTTTCACCTAACTTGGTCTCAGGTGTCGAAGATTCATAATTACCAGATGGTAGTAAACCAAATACCCCATCATCTACACCACGATACAATCCTTTTAATACACCACCTACACCCGTATCAGGAATTAAGTTACCTACCCTATCAATAAAATTTGGTTTATACTCCCTTATATTACCAAACCTATTTGGGTCTGCACCTACTGGTACTGGTATGTCTACTCTAGTGGATGATGGTTCTTCTACATTGAATCCTTTAAATCTAGGCGGCATCTAACAACTCCTGTTCTTCTTTTTCCTTTCTGGATTTCTTCATCATTTGAGCCAGTCTATGTATTGGCATACCAGTAAGTTCTTCCATCCACATCTCAGGTACGTCATAAGTACGAACAGCACTTCTAGCTATCCTACCAAATGGAGCCCAAGTCCAAAGATGATAATCTGCAAAGTTTCCCCAATCATCATTTATAAGAGCCTTTAAAGGGCCGAGTACATATCTCATTGATGGGCCTGTAACTGCAGATAGTGGAGCAAGTGCTGGATGAGGCCATTGATTGAAAAACGCTCTTTCCCTTGTCTTCTCATCTCCAAATAACCAATCAGCAGTATCTTGCATATAAGACATTGGTGGAGGCATAGCTGAATCAAAAATAGAGGATACGAATATTTGACCTAATGCAAAGACCATCATATCAGCAGTCATTTGTCTTTGCAATCTTTTACCCGCAGGTGTATTGATATCAAAACCGTGTACCTTGGCTCTAGACCAAGCTTGCCTTCTAAACTTAATAGAATTCCAAGCAAAGGGCATGAATCTTGTAAATATCTTACCTGTAGATGTTCTAGAAAATGCGGGTCTTGCACTTGAATGGTATAAGAACTGAGTAGCTTCCACTCCCTTTACTGCGTGTCTGATTAAATAAGGGTCATTGTGTGCTATGTCAGGGGCTATTTGAGATAAGGTCTCCCTTGCACTGAGGTAATGAGATATAAATGAATCTCTTCTAAGCATACGTTCTGATTTACGCATGAACCAAGCACCGCCATCAATAAAAGCCTTACCGATACCGTGTTTCTTACCAATATCATATAGGGATTGGTCTGGCATATTATAGTCTTTCTTGAGTTCCTCAACAAATTCAGAAAGAAAACCCTTTACTTTCTTACCACTGAAACCACGTGCTAACTGAGCCTCAGATACAATAAAGGATTCCAATGCTCCTGATTCTTCAGCAAATCTATTCATGAATTGGATTACGTTATCTGGAGTTATCTCAGTGCCATTTTTTAATTTTGCACCTTTAAATATTGAATATAGATATGCAGGTCTTTTAGCATTTACAAAATGCCTTAATCCATTACTGGATATGGTATTTATACTACCACCCATTATATTACCCATTGCGGTCTTGGGGTGAGATAGTAATGATATAAGAGACCACTTAGCTTCAAACGCACCTATATTTTGAGCAACCTTTCTTAAAGCATACTGCCTTGCTTTATCCGTCTTTGGGAGTTCCTTTAACTTAGGAATGATACTATCTTCAAAAGATGGAAGTTTTGGTGTATCCTTACCGCCTAAAACCTTGGCAAGTTTTTCCAACTGCCTACCTACGACCTCATCGCTTAACCAATAATAAGGTGTTTTGCGAATCTTTCTTCTTTGTTTATCCTTTCTAAGTGTTTCCTTATGCTCTTTATACCTTTGAAATCTTTCAGAGGAAACAATATTACCTTCCTTCTCTGCTTTTTCTACTGCAGAAACTTCTTTTTCAATTTGTCTTCTTTGGTTTTTATTCAAGCCTATCATATCGGAATTGAATACACTTGGGAATCCTAGTACATCCCTAGTGTACATCTTCATATAATTCTCCCATTCCTCATTATTATCTTTATTCTTGATAGGGTTTCTTTTTGAGAAGTCACTTATCCTATCGTGAGCTACCAAAGCTGTAAGATTATTATGGAATCCAGCTATCCATTGATTTGAATAATTCTCCAATACTTCAAAATCCAAACTAAAGCCAGGCATTGGTTCATCGCCTCTCGCCTTACCAGAACCGGGACGAGAGTTAAAGCCATCCATATCCTTTGTTAAGTAATCTGATTGTGCGTGATTGGCAAGAAGATATCTCATTGCGTGTTCACTAGCGCCACCGTCATCGCTCTGCCTAGCTCCAAAAGATACTTCATAATCTTGTTCTTGAAGAGCAACGAATCTTTCAATGAACTCCTCCTTGCTTAATTTTCCTTCAAGATAGAGTTCCTTATCTGCTTTAAGAACTGTTACCAATTTCTGCTTGATACCATAGTCTTCTATTCTAACATCATTGCCAGATTCGATATCTCTCGTATAATTATCTAATTTCACCCTTAAAGAAGATAGGTCATTACTAATGTATTCCCTGACCTCCCTTCTACTTTTTCTTGTAGCCATATGATCGGTATGTGGCCAATATTCAAATGAATCAGAAGTACGTTCAAACCTAGTTCCAACGTAACCAGTGGGTTTAAATGCAGTTGGATTCCATTCCAGTTCCCCATCGGGTAGTTCTTTGAATTTTCGTCTAGCACGTTCCCTATAAGCTTTAGCCTTCAAACTATCTTTTGATATCTTAGCCTCACTTATTCTGCCTTCTAACATTGTCTCATATTGTATGCGATACAAAGCATCTGAAGAAAGTATGGTATTTTGTATTAGGTTTGACAATTCGTCTTTCTTACCATGTGTTGCAACTTCATATAACTTCTTTCGTATCCTATTAATATTCAATCTTCCACTAGGTAGATATTCAAATAGATCGTCAATCTTTCCATATTTATGATCTACATCCACCCTATCCCATACGGGCCTAGAACCGCTTTCATCAAATCCAGCAGATATCCACTTTGAATAGAAACTATCTAGAAATTCACCGTGGCTTTTTCCTATCCAATCCATCACTTCATCACCCGTCTTATTAACGAGTTTTCCATCTTCAGTTATTTTATATGTCTTTTTTCTTAAAGTCTCATAGTCTGCAGAATTTTCTTCCCATACTTTATCATACATTACTCTTTTTGCTCTCTTTGCATCATCGCTACCTGACTGAGAGCCTTTCTCTTTTAACATCTTTGCAATTGCCAATCGATGCAATTTAGCAAACTCAGTAGTTCCACCATCCATTCCTTTGATCTGGTCTGCTAATTCATACCTTCTTTGAATCATTTCCTGATTGATCTCTTTTTCAATATTGGACATTGTATATATATGACCAAAGGTAGTGCTAAGATATTTCATCGTAGAAAATGGAAGTCTCACATCAAGCATTTCTATATTTCCATTCTTTTGAAGATAGGGAATCTCATGCTTGTAAGTCTGACTCATATCGAAAGTAAGAGCCTTTTCGCCTACCCTTTCTGGAAACATATAATAATAGATCTTTTTCATTCTCGAAGAATCGGAACCCTCAATGCGAATTTGCCTTACAAATTTTTGAAACCCCCTTATGTCATCCCAATTTGATTCGGATATAGGTCTGGCAATTACTTGTTTCTCATTCTGATATGCGCCGAAGAAATCCTCCATATATAAGGTAGCCTCAGGAGGTAGTTTTGAAAAATCGGATTCTAATTCCTTCAATACATTTGGAATATCCTTAGGAACATTGTTGCCTAATTTTTTATCAGTCGTTCCCTCAAATATGGGGTCATATAATCTCTCTATCTCGGACTTGGATGCTATTTTCTTCTCAGAAGGCTTCGCAGCATCAATCGGGTCTATATTCTCTGCGACCAATCTTTCACCAATGCTCTTATCTATCTTCGTATAAGGTTCATTATCTCTCATTAAGTTCCAAGCTTTTGCAAACCCACCCATAAACTCTCTTTTAGCGGACTCTGGAACCTCTCTGCTCTCAATTGGGAATCTATGAAAACTGGTCTTATTGTACCATTTACCCATATTGGAAAGTATTCCTTGATAGTAACCTATCTTTTGCTCATCTCTTTCAGTGGGGTTTTCCTTTGACATTAATTTTGATAATTCAATTTCTATGATTCCACCTGTTGCTTGTTTACTCTTAGGTTGATTATACAATGAGCTAAGCATATAGTTATAAAAATAATCTGTAGCTATCTTGGAGTCTATGCCAAACGAATTGGCCTTCTTGGTTATGTCTTCCTTTATTGCCTTTATATTCTTATCACTTTGAGCCAAGGTCTTAATGGAACCGATTTTCTTTCGTATATTGCTTTTTCTTGCGCGATTGTACTTTGACTTGACATTAACTGCTTTTTGAGCAATATCCTGTAAAAATGAATATGCTAGATCACTTCTCCCTGCATCATTCATTGATTCTATGAGCTTTTCACCTTTCTTAGATACGACCATAGCACTATACATATCCATCATATCGTTAAATACCAATTTACTTTCTGTTAGAGGGTCGTGAGGTCTGATGACATTCTCATTCCTCATATCTTGATATAGTTTGTAATGATTTGCATCGAGGTTTTCTACATTCTTATTTGCCTGAGCCATTCCACGAATACGCAATTGACGAACACTTAATCTATTTTGGTTTGAACCAGCAACATCGATTCCTTGATTGAAATAATACTCAGAATGCTTTGCATAGAAGTCCTCCATCATTTCTTCCGCTCTAGCATAATCAGTCTTCATATAAGAAGGTGTTATCTTAAGGTTCTTCCTATTGATATAAGGTAGTATGGTAGAATCCTTTCCATTCACAGCCTCATTGAATGACCTTACAAGCCTTCGCCATCCCTCACTTCCTTTCTCATACTTGAGTTGTATGTTATTATCAGCCATTTTATTGGCGAGATAGAATAGAGAATTCATTCTAAACTGAGAACTCTTAGCATTTCTCATTGCCAATTGAACTTCTTCTATACTCCAAGGTTTATTCGCATAATAATTCTTACCGAACAATTTCTCATTTATATTATACAATTCACCATATTCCGTATTCTTAAGATCATTGAAATCCACAGCATGGGATTTACCATCTTTATCCACAAAACGCGCTCCATAAAAAGCCTTACTGAATAAGAGGTCTCTCATGGTCTTAGCGTCTATCATATTCCAATACTCTGAACTATCAGCAGTCCTACTGGATGCCTCAACTGCATATTTCCTATAACCATTCACTACATCATTCAAATGCTTGAGACTGGTTTCTAGATACATAGTCCCATCTTTCTTATCCTTAGTGAATATATCTAAAGCTTTAATACCCTTGCCGGTTTTAGGGTCAATGATATCAGCAGTGACGTAATTCAAAAAGGTCTTTGCATTGACCACGGTTCCCATTGATTCTTTTCCCTCATAAGCGGACATACCGACCTTCCTTAAAGCAAATGGTGTATATTGGCTTATCTTACTACTAAATAAGGCTTCTGTCTTTCTATCTGGAAAGGCACTTCCAAATTCTTCGGTCACTTTTTTACTCTTATCCTTATTTGGAAACATTACTTGCTTGCCATTCTTTGTATAAGAAAGCTCATTCCGTTGCTCAAATACTGCTTTGGTAAATGTTTTTGGCAACCCTTGGTACATGAATACCTTATCGCCATCTACATCTGCACCATCTATATAGAAATGGTCTTTTTGATGCATATATACACCATAATCTGCTAATTTTAGATCGTTATCAATGAATCCTCTGAAATTCAATATTCTTGTACCTGCAACCGCAGGGGAAGGAACTCTCATTATTGCCCAAGTAAGAGCCTCAGCATATATCTTTTTATCCCTAGCTGATGTTTTAGGATTTTTATAAAGCTCCCAAACTTCACTCAAGCTCTTTTCAATCCCACCAACCTTTATCATCTTACCTTTATAACTGTGACCTAGTTTGAACGTGTTCTTTTCTATCTTTCCATACTTGGCCTTACTGATCGGGTCAACACCGGCAACCCATCCAGATGCAGAATGTTTCCACTTTGGATACATATATTTATTCTTTCTATATCTTAAGATCATCGCTTGGTACAATTCAGGCTTTGCTTGTGCTGATACAGGGTCAAAATCACTGTATTTTGCCCATCTTTGCAGTTCATTGACATATGTGTCCAACTCGACTAAAAAGTCCTCTTCAGCGAAGGAATCTGCACGATCCCTATACTTGGTCTCACCTACCATTTCCTTCAATAATTCTTTATATAGAGAGTGATATTTCTTTGGACTACTTATTATCTTAGTGAACTCAGCATCCCCTATCTCAGATATTCTAAAATTCTTTGGAATTGGCATCTTTGAATTTTCACCAATGGACTTCACAACTGCATTGGCAATGGAATTACCTTGGATTCCCTCATCGAATGCAGCAGACATAAAATCCTTAAATGCCTTTTCTGGTATCTGTAGTTTATTCAGCAGTACATGAAACTGTTTTTTAATGGTCTGACTTTCAAGTGCGTGTGCATCTTCACGAACCCCATAATCAATACGTAGATCTTCTAATTTGATCTTGACGGTCTCTGGATTCTTTACTCTTTTACCTGTCTTTGAATCTTTAAAATGGTACTGATAGGTCTTGTTTTTATAACCAACGGCCTCACCATAGTATGACTTTGTACCATTGGGTAGTATCTTGGCGGCACTTGTCATTACGATACCTCGATTGCTAGCTCCCATTGATGCATCGTATTCAGGATGGGACGGATGAACTCCACCTTTCACAATAAACAATTGGTCTCCTATCCAAGCTGCTATGGAAGGCTTCAATCTTGAAACATCCTTTCCAAATCCATTTGCTTCCAATAATCTTTTATAAAGGTCACTATGTAAGGTCAAGTATCCATCGATCTCGCTTTCATACATTTTATCTTTGATGATGGCACCTTCTTGTTGAAGGTACCTATCTTCCTTTTGACCTTTCACATTTGATTTATGAACCTTTCCATCTGGTTCGCCTATGACAGGTATGAACTCCAATACACCTTCATCTCCAACTATGTCCTTGAATCTAGCGATATCCTTTTGAGGCATTCCCTTACTAGCAAGTAAACTCTCATATTTAACTCTTTTTTGAGCATTTGCAAACTGCGCTCCTGGTTCATATAGAAAATTAGACAACATCGCCTTTCTATACATCGCAAGTGCGTTAGACTGGTCCTTTTGAGAAGCGTTATCTAATTGATGAAATTTCAACCACTCAGTAGCATCTTTATTTATAAGGTCTCTAGCAGAGAACCCCTTCGAGTTAGGGTCTGCTGATGTTATCTTGGAAAATACCTTCATGTAGTGATCCCAAGTCTTATCCAACTGTAGCCCCTCAAGGTTCTTAACGCTCTTATGGTACGGATAGACCCTTTCAACCCCATTATCCTTCTTTGGTATCTTTAGATATCTATTGCCCTTGTCCAAGGATTTGGATAATTCAAGCCAGTCATATCCATACATAACATTCTCCATCTCACCCGATGGCCCAAAATGCTTATCATAAGGTCTATGCAATCCGCCATAAGCATCGAACTCCTTGAATTCCACTACTTTAACATTGTCAAAAAAGTCTCCGGTCTTTTTAAAATGAACCTCATCAGACGGAGATGGTTGATTTTCAGCAACCCTATCACCTTTACCATTGTATACATCCCTAGTACCTAGCCAGCCACCTTTATTAAAGAATAGATAAGGTCTCAATTCTTCATTTCTAACTCTATTGAATAGTTGCTTTAGGCCATTCTCGACCTCTGTACTTGGTACGTAGTTATCTGCTTTATCCTTCACCTTTTCAATAAAGGTCTCATATGTGTCTTTTTTAGTGACTGAATCTTTATATACGCCAAGTATGTTATCCAGTATCTCAATAGGAGACTCTTCTCCTTGAACTGATTTTTCTATTTCCCTCAGAAAATAACGAATTGAAGTAGGAGTGTCTAATTCTAACTGATCCTTATCCATTCTTTCAGTGACGTAGTCAATGCCCTCTCTTTGGTTGGGATTGTTCTCTACATTACCCTTGACCACTTCCATTATAGCTTCTATGTCTCCGCCTCTTGCTCGTTCCAATTGAGTCTCAGACATATTGTCAACCACTTCTTGCACATCCTTACTCAATTCACCAAGTGGTTTATCCTTATCAATTTTCTCACCTTCCTTTGTCTCGGGTATGACCTCATTGGCTACCTTATAGATAAGAGAAGATTCCTCAAATTGCTCATAATCCCTATCAAACTTATCCATTGATTTGGCTTTTGCATCAAGGCTCTCCATTTCAGATAACTCACTATTCTCACCTTTTCGCATCCTCATCGCAGCTTCTTCAGCCTCTACGTTGCTTACAAGCCTTTCTTTCATCATCTTTAAAAAGACAGATGCTTCCGTAGGAGTATCTGGTTCTTCAATGAATAGGTCTAATTGCTTTAATTTTCTATCGTACTTTTCAGATATATTGTATTTGAAATGCCTCTTTACATATTCCTGAGCTTCTGGATGCAAAGCATTGTATTCACTGGTCTTTAACATCTCCGTAGATCTTCCTACATTAACATCACCATAGACATCATTTTCTTTATTGGAAAAAGAATCTGTATACTGCATTGCTTGTTTTCTCTTGGCACTGGGATGTTTATATCCAAAATAAGAACCTAATAGAGTTTCGTACATAACAACTGACGTAGGAGCATCTTGAGCAAAGGCGAGACCACCCTGCAATCCGGCACCTAATCCACCTTTTACAACCTTATTGAACCACCAATCGTCTGCGGATTGAGCCACTTTAGGATTAGAGTGACCTAATAGTTTACGCATATTGGTAAAGTTACCAATTGCCCCAAATGCGCCACCAAAGGCTGCACCATGAATGGTTGATTCTATGACTTCTCTAGGCCCACCCCAAATCCCAGATACTCCAGATGCTAGACCTAGATTGATACCACTACTTGCGATATCTGCAACAACACTTCCTTCCTTTGTTGCCTTGGCTATGTCATATCCAGCTTTTGCCAATCCGGGAGTGACCCACTTCCCTTGAGCAAATTCAGCCGCTTGGAATGGTAGAGATTTTTGTTTGGCTAGGAATTCTCCTATATTGGCAGTCTTGTCTAAGACCTTTCGAGCCATACTACCCTTAACAAGACCTAGTCCTAATTTAGAACTAGCAAGCATAGTCCCTTTTAATAAAGGAGCGCCAATGATTCCCGGAACAAACCCAATTAAATGCCCCATACTATGAGCTATCTGCTCACTAGGGGTCACTGGGTCATCTGACCAACCTAAAGTAGAGAAACCTTCAACTGCGCCAGATGCGAATTGATTGACTAAACTAGAAAGTTCTCCACCTTGTTTTTGCTCCTCAACATCCATATTTCTCTTGAATGGAATATCGAGTTCCTTGGAAACACGTTCTAGTTCATCAACGGTATCATCGTCAAATAACCAAGGGTTACTATTGTAGGAGTTTACATATTGTTGAAACTGATAGGGATCCATCTATATATAACTTTAGTATCCTTGAGGTAAGAAGCTGTCAAAATCAGCGTTCTGTGAAGGCATATCCAACATTTGTATCAAACTCTGAACGTCACCCAATGCGGTCTTTGCTTGTTTCTTGGTAGTTGAAGATTCTCCCCAATTATAAAATTGACTACCAGAGAGTTCCTTCTCGTAGTTTTTCAAGACCGCACTCAAAGCAGCGGCCCTTGGGTCAAGTTTCGTTACAGTTTTATCTTCACTCCATGGGTTATACCAATCCCCTTCTTCGATCTCTGTCGATTTTGGAAGTTCCCTGGCTATCTTAACAGCTTCACTCAATGCCGGTAGGTTTCCTTTGACCGCATTCAATACATCAGATTCTTTATAATTCATTCCAAAAGCATTGCTTGTTTTACCAAGACTGAACGGACTAGCTAGAAAATTGAAGTTTCTCTGCTGTTCTGTTTGTCCCATTTTCATTTTTAATAAATTACCCAATACCTCTTTTTCAAAATTTATGTTAGATAATTCCTTGGTCTGTTCAAACGCCTTATCTTGCATTCCTTCTTTATGCTTTTGACCTTCTATCTGCCTATCCATTTTTGCATTTATGTCTGCTAATTGAGTACCTGCTTGAAAAAGAAATTCCTTCTGTTGCCTAGAATCTTTTCCACCTTCCATCATTCTCTGAATGGTCTCCCTAGAATCCAATTCCATGCCTGTTCTTTTCATTATCTCACTCTGAACAAATTGGGTCAATTCAAGCCTTGCGTTATCTCCAGTAACTTGCCTTCTATTCATTTCCCCTTGAACGAAAGCAGTTAAGTCTTTATCGCCACTTATCTTTTCTTGCAGTCTTGCCATTCTTTGTTCATTGTCTAATCCCGCAAGTTCTTTATCGCTCAATAATTTCTTGACCAACCTATCCATTTGGCCAGACTCTCTTAAACTAGCTATGGATTCATTACTTTTTAAAGATCTAACAAGTCGATCTAAGCTACCATCTTGTCTCATTTTCTCTAGGTCTACTCTTGTACCTAATTCTTTTTCAAGACGAGCCATTGCTGCTGTATCTGTGAGATTTCTTAAATCTATCCTATTTGACAATTCACTTGATAAGCGAGAATCTAAACCAGCCTCTCTCATCACAAGTTCATTTTTAGATGCTAATATTTTTGCATCATTTATTTTTTCAGCAGATGTAATTCTATCTGTGTTTATTTTTTCAGCAGACGTGATCCCCATCTGCGTTCTTGTGGTAGCTCCGGCTTCTTTCTCAGTTGTCTGTTTTTCCTGTGAACCAGTTGTTATTTCTACTCTTTCTTTAGCACCAGCTTGTGTTTTGTCGGTTACACCAAATTGTGTTTCTTGACTAATTTCAGCCGCTTTAAGGGTAGTCTTATTACGCTCATCTGCTATTTTCTTTTGCATCTTCAATTGAGCGCCTAACATTTCTAATTGCTGAACTCTATTTTTTTGACTCTCTACTTGCTGAACCAGTCTTTCAGTTCCTGAAGTATATCCCGTCCATCGTTGTGCCATTTATCGTAACTCCTTATTTAATCCTGAAAAATCATTAGTATATCTATCGAAATGCCCTACCCAATTATTATAACCACTCGCACCATAATCAGTGGCACCAAAGGCTAGTCCGGCAAGATCGAACATACTATTGCTCATTGAGTCACCCCAAGCGGATCTTGCATTTGCATTACCTACAGCTTGTTGGTATCCCATTTGTTTTGCAAATCTCCTTGCATCATTTTTACTTTGAGCGTTTGAAAGATTAACTTGATTTCGTTGACCAACATTGAACATACCTACATTCGACCTAGTTTGGTCTATTTGTCCAAATGCACTTGAAGCCCCTTGTAATAACCCCGCTCCTAAATTTGCAAATTGAGTACCAATACCTAATGCGCTTTTTCTATACTGCTCACCTGCGCCTGCACGTGTTATAGCTCTAAACGCCCTTGAAGGCCCGCCACCTCCAACACCGGCACGTGACATCGCCTCAATAGCTTGAGTATTCATTTGATCCGCAAAGCCGAATGAGGATTTATATGCATCATCCAAGAGCCCTTTTTGCATATCTGATTGACCAGAAAGAAAGTTGACACCTTGATTTTGCATCGTCTTTGCAGTTTGTAAAAAATTCTTATCTGCTGAATAGGTATGACTACCTGCCATTACTTGTTCTGGGTCATATCTAAAATTGTAATTTATATCTTTAGGTCTGTTTAGATATTTCCCTGCTAATCCTAATCCACCCAATACAAGTGGAACTGCTAATGGTAAAGCCATATTATTACTCCTTATTTCTTTTCATCTTTTGTTGTAAAAGATAAATTGGTTGCGGAAATCCAGCCTTCGTCTGTTCTTCCTTGAATTTGATAAACCCCATCACTGCGCTTAGAAAGTCTAAGATCACCTCTTTTACCGCTACTTTCTTTTCTAGCCTCTGAGGGGTTTCCACTATTTACTGAATCTATTATCTCATTGATATCTTTATATACTTCTTGGATGACACGTTCCATGTTATCAGAATCAACCTTGGGAGCCCTTTTCTTACTAATAGACATTAGGGGTCTGTTACCGGAACTTCTCTTAGTCCACGCCATTGCATTCCAAGAGCATTTAACCTATCTGTTGTTGCATTAGAAACAACTTTGATTCTAGCCCATTTTGCTTTGGTTATTGCAGATAAGGCACCATATGAAGTTGGATCACTGTCAAAGGCAACGGTAACTACAGGTGAACCTGAATCACTTTGTTCATGTAATTTGATAAATTTTTTATCTACAGTAGATGCATTCATAACTAATTTTTTAGAATACCATTGCCAAGCTACTTTAGTTGAAGCGTGTCCTAGATAATTATAAAGATTTGTACCATTTGATATAAAATTCTCACCGCTTGTACCAGATACATAAGAAGTAACTGCTTCCGAATCCCATAAATCCCATCGATTTGAATCAATACTGTATGCCCAACAGAAATTAGAATTTATATCGCTACCGCCTAAATTATACTGTATATCAAAAAATACAAGTAACGCTCTTCGTTTATTATCAAACCCCAATACTACATCTCTTTGAGGAGATGGTCTTAATTGCCATGCAGTATAAACTGCTATGGGGTATGGATCACCGGTACCTGCAGGATTTGTTACTTCTGGTTGTGTAATAATAGGTCCCGCAATTGGTTTAGGGACTCTACCATCGTGAAAATATATATTATTGTTATCCGCAAAGAACATTCCATAATCTGTTACAATAACAGACTCACTATTCAAACATCCTGCGCCATCAAAGATATCTTCTATATACATTCCATTTGGCTCTATTCTGTAGATCTTACTTTTTGTAAATGCATAAAGTCTTCCATTGAACCCCTTGATAGCGGTAGGTATGTCAGGAAGTACCATGAAATCAAAGACCCAATTGAATTGGTCGTAATTATAAGGTCTGGATTTAAAGATATATAGATTTGCATCTTCTATTTCAGGGTGACTGCATTGAGTCACGAATAGTTGATTATTCAAAACCGTGCTTAAAGTGTATTTTGGGGTAAAATTATCTAGAGCCTCAGATATTCCAGTTCGAGATTCATAACTACCTTGGCTTGTTCCATTGTGGATAAATTGATGAGATTTCTTCACTCCCCAATCTGGAGATGTTGCATCATCAGAGACTTGTAACCATTGGTCGTTTATTTCAATTGACTTTGCCAATCGATAGAATCCAGTGGGGTCACTTGAGTTAGTATCACCCTCAGCCATGTATAAATTGACCCCAGTTATCCTTTTTGACATAGATGTGATATTGAATAGGTCAATGGATATAGAAACTTGAGTTGAGCTAGCCCCTTGAGTTATCATGAAATCCGTACTCAATGGAGATTCTTGATACCCATCATACATATAGGATATCTTATAAAAATAATTCTTTTCTGCTGTAAAAGATGAAGAAGCCCCAGATGAAGCCAATGATAAAGATACGTTGGCATCTGATTGCAATATCACGGTTGCAGTTTTATCAGAAAAAGAACTAGCTACATCATCTAGCTTTGACCATCTACCCACAGAATCACCACTACTGAACAAATGGAAGTCTACTGTACTACTGCCCCCATCTGCGGTACATATGGCTGAATTGGTAATGTTGGAGGTTATAGACAGTTGATAGGTCTGCAATAAATCTCCATTTGAAGCAGTATCCATATCTGGTATTGCCACTCTCCATATAAAAGAGTCATCTAAAGCATCGGAATTAGATGGTTGAGCTACGGCTATATAATTAGTTCCATCGCTTGCGACATATCCTCTATTGATTGTCCCATCTGTAAATATCTGTTTTTGACTTATTGAACCTGTGTTATCTGCAAAGTAAAATAATTTATTGTCACCTGTTAAGGTATCAGATGTTGAATCACACCCTTTATGGATTGACAATATGCAACTACTTACTATAACTACATTGCCTGTTGATTTTGTAAATCTAGCAAGACTAGCTGAGCCATCTCTATCTCTAATATCTATTGCAAAACCACAATGATCTGTACTGTCCTTTAATTTTATAAGATTTACCCTTGGTATAAAAGTTGTCATTGTGGCATTATCGTCTGTTGATCCTGTATCAAACTTACCAGTAGGTGGTGTCCCTGAGTGTACAGTCCTCATTAATGGAAACCTATTTGTAACTTCTGTATCTCCATCTGCGGTTGGTATCGTAACATTGGCTATATAAGCTTTTTCAGGATTAGCAGCTGAAGTTTTTTCAGCAGATATCCACAACTCTGCACCTATTTCTAGTAGGTCTGTGTATTTATTTGGAGCAGTGCTACTTGCAAGTGTTAGTTTATTTTCCTGTATCACTTCAAGCGTAGTTGAATCGACCTTATACAATACCCCTAAGATATTATTGCCTTGATGAAAGGTTTTTGAATCCAATAACCATAGATCACCATCACTTGCAAGAGCAAGGGCAGTTAGGTCAGCTTGGTTCTTGAAAATAGGTTTTCCAATCTTATCTATAGTCCCGTCTGATATTTTAAACCTATATAGTGATTGACCACTATACTCTATACCATAGATATATGTATCGTCCGTTACAACCTTATGCATATCCGTGAATGACGATGGTGCGGTAAGAGAAGCGTTCTCTATCTGAACACCACTAGGAACAGAACCTCCGAACTGACCATGGGTTACAATACCAGACCATTTGACGTCTAGGGAGGTGCCTTGCCCAATATGAACTTCTTTATTGTTTACTTCCATTGCCGGACTTGATGTGTATGTACCAGACTCCAATAAGGTCGGAGTACCAGGTGTTCCTTCCAAATCGTCTATTTTAAAAAAATCTCCATCGCTATCCATATATACAGCTCTAATAGTTCCACTATCATTGATTATTGACATACCTATAGAATCGACACCTGTTTTATGAGTTGTATTTGCAGGTATCCCTTTCAAAGCACCATTGTCTAATAATGGGTCTATATTCTTACTGAAAGAGGCAGCACTATTGGGGATATCTCTCTTGTCTGGAGCATAGTATGTTCCGGAACTGAAAACATTGATCTCTTCAAGCTGTTTAGGCACGTATTATCTTTCCTCCATAGGTAGTTACTCCATCATTAATATCCATGACCATTAAATTGAAGTTCCCATTATCAAATATATCTACCAGTCCCACATTGTGAGTCCAATTGGTAGGTCTTCCTTTTAAGTAATCTTTGCTCATGTCGGTTAAGCATCCCATTGAATACGCCATGTGTGGCCCGGAGATGTGGGTAATGACGGCTTTTTGACAATCATGGGTGTGTCCGTATATAATGTTGCATCCCATTTGCAGTGCGTGAGTTCTTGCATGGGCAATTCCCATATAGTGTCCTCCGTGGTAAGCGTATAACTTGCTTCCGAACACTTTAAAGACTTCACCATAGTCGTGCCATTCATATCCTCTTTCGTCAAACTTGAAGGCTTTTCTGGAACCGTAATGTTCAAGGTAGGGGTTTTCATCGACAAAGTGGTCGAACCATTTTTCGTGGTTCCCTTGAGCAAATTGTTTTTTATCGCAACCGATCTCTTCAAGAACCTTGTCAATCCTATCAAGTCCTTTATTCCCTTGCCTGATCTCTTCATCAACGAATGGAAGTTGATACTCCAACGGTGGACGCTTTCTCTTGCTCCATTGCCAATGCGAAACGGATTCACCATCAATAGTGTCTCCCAATAATAAAAAAGCAGTTGGTTTGATTTCCTTGAGAACATTCAATGCACATTTAAACGCCTTTTCGTCGTGATTCGGAAAGTGGATGTCTGGAAACACCACCACTCTTTCTTTTATTTTCATTTATAACCTTTATTGACACTTCCTTACCTCAATCCATCAATTCAAAATGTACTAAATCGTCAAACTTGTTATCTTTTGTAGTTCGTTGCCCCTTAAACAATGAACTAGCATTCCAATCTCCACCCCAACGTATCTTAACGCCCATTTTTGCTGCCGTAGCAAGGACAAAACCTCCTAAGTAATGAAAGTCATCCCTAGCCTCCCAATCTATCGGATATGGCGAAATATCAACGGCTTTTCCTTGAACGTGTTTTCCAAATTTGGTTTTGCTTAATCCCTTAGCAACTAATTCGTCTTGTCTCTCTTGACTTCTCAATCCTTCTATGACTGTAATGTCAAAATACTTAACGACTTCATTTAGGACGTTGACAAGTCTAGCATCAACGCCCTTTAATCGTTCTTTACTCCGCTTGCCAAATTTTGGCATTACAATCCAATCTTTTTGAGCAATACACCTTTAATTACTTTCCAAAGTGCTTCAAGTATCTTGGCTTCAGTTTTTTCTGAAATAATTGGTATATCTACTGCTTTATTTATTTCAGCAATTACTTCTTTTCCATTATCATCTGACAACAAGTCATCTGCTATTAACTTTGCTAACATTATATTATCCTCATTATTACATTTACGATTATAGGTATACTTATAACGGCTACTGCACCCACTGTTTGTAATTTGGTTATTGCGGTATCGTGATCTGCTACCTTTCCATTAAGTTTTTCTACGTGTTTTTCTACACGATAAAGCATATTGAATATGGTCTTCTGTCGCTCATCGAACTTGACCATCATTGCAAATAAATCATCGTTATGTGGCATTAGTGCTTCCCATTGATTCTTGAGAGAGAACCTTCAATTCTAGACACTTGATTGTCCAAGTCATTTATTTCCTTGGTCATCGCATCGAACTTTCTATCAAGCTTGTCATCGGATTGATTCCATCTATTAATAAGTTTAATTATCATCCCTTCCATATTTTCCAATGTCTCAGATTGACCTCTGTTTTCTAATTTTAGTTTTTCTAATGCCTCTTGTTGAGCTTCACTTTTTTTTGATAAAGATATAACAAGATAGACGAACATAACGCCTACTACCCCTATCATTCCCGCTTCGCCATATACTGCCATAAAATCCATATTATTTCCGCTTTTTCTTACCCCAACTAAATGGGTTTAGGTTTAATTCTTTTTCGTAAAATTTCACTTTAGCTGCTAACTCTTCTCGTTCAATTCTTTCTTCGACAATGTGTTTGCTAAGTAAGTTTTCAATTTGTTCATCCGCAGTTGCCACTTTATTTTCCAACGCTTGAATTCTATTTTCGATTTGAAAGTAGTAATAGATAAGACCAGCCAATAGTACACATCCCTGAGCGAGCCACTTAAGATTAATGCTAACAATGGCATTGTCATCAAGAATGGTAGTGCGATAGCTTCTGGCGGTATCTGGTTTCCCACTCATTTCACCGTTATATCTTCAAATTGATGATGTAACCAACACCAATTAGATTGGTTATAAACTTTTCCGTGATAATAATGAAGAACAGAATCAGCCCCCATTAATTCGATAAAAACCGTATTTGAAACAGTATCCTGAGGAGTAAGTACAACACCTCCTACGCTCCATCCATGACTGCATCCCAATAAACTGGTAAGCAATATCAATCCCATAACTCGTACTGCTGTTTTCATCACTCATCTTCTGCCCATTTGGATGATCCTGCAATGTACTCTTTGACTTCTTCATTCGTATAAACTGAAAATCCACTTAACGCCTCTACTGCCTTTAGTTCTGCCAATGTACTATCTGACTTGATGCATAATTCACTTCCATCTGCTGACACTCTTGGTGCAAAGTACAATGGATGCCTTTCCAACATATCTGATATTTTTGCTGAATGGTCTGTAGTCTCATCTATTTCTGATGTCATATATTTATACTCAACCTCTTCTGTTGGTGTGCCATTCTCCATACAATGAACATCAATCTTTTCAAGTAACTCTGCTTTAGTATCGCTACTATTGTAATCAATGCTGTGAGTGTCCATAAACGCTTGTATATCAGCCTTTAAATCATCATCGGTAGGTAAAGTCACATAAACATCCTTCTTACCTGTTTTCTCTACCTCCTTGTAAGTAAAGGTCTGCCAGTCATACCTTGTTGTTATTTGTTTTGCCTTTGCACTATCTGTGTTAGGCATAATGATATAATGTGTGTATTGTCCTTCCATAATTAGTTCCTATTGAT